GAAATGTGGAAGGCATACCGTGAATTCTGGACAGAGCACAATCCATCTGTAACCATTAACATTGCAGAAGAAGAATGGCTAGAAGTTGGTGCTTGGGTATACAAGAACTTTGATTCTATTGGAGGCGTTTCATTCCTACCATTGTCAGAGCACTCCTACAAGCAGGCACCATATCAAGAAATAACAAAAGAAGAGTATGAAATTGCGTTATCAAAGATGCCAAATAGCATTCCTTGGCAATCGCTACCACTTTACGAACTAGAAGACACAACTACTGGAACACAGGATCTCGCTTGTGTTGCAGGAGCATGTGAAGTTGTAGATATCACCTCATCTGTAAAAACTGCATAAATAGGTCTAGCAAGCGGGGTAAGGGTTGAGCCTGCCCCGCTTTGCTATACTTAGATAGGAGATAATATGGCTATACCACTTAATGATTACGCAACAAGGGCTTTCTCTGAACACCCAGTAGCCATTTGGAATCTTGATGATGATGCTTATTATGTCTCATTGATGACAAATACACAAAGACTATTTTCAAACTGGACAAAAACTGGGTGTACCGCAGATGATACTCCAACATTGCCATTAGTAGATTCTCCATTTGACAGCGATATTTACTCATCGTTTTATGCAAACTCTGTTCCAGTATCAGATACAAGCATCACGCTAACTAGTCCAAGTCTTTTTCAACTAGATTCATTAAATCAAGAACTGGGAACATTTTGTATAAATCTTTATTTATATCAAGACTCACTATTTGTTAATTGGTACGAAATTGGATATAAATATTATGACACTTTCCTTGGTGCAGAAAAAGAAGTTGTCAAGAAAATAGAAGCACCAAGCATAAAGCAGTGGATTAATTTTAACTTTACATTTACTATTCCACAAGACGATTCAAATACTGTTGAAATGATTATTAGAGCAAATATAAAAACTGGTGGATCAACAACAGCAGACTACAACTTTATAGTAAATGGAATGTCTGTTGGTCAATGGTCAGAGGTTACTTGCTCAAAGTCATTGGGTAGGCAAACTGTTTCTTTGCCAGTATCATGTGGACTCTCTCCTTTAACAGGTATATCGGCAGATCAGTATGGTGTATTAAGTGATAATGGATACTATATTGTAGAAGACAATGTTCTTCTTGCTCAAAATGAAGGCTTGCCAATAATATTTGGCACAGACTCTGTAACAAAAATTATTGCATCGCAGTCTGGCAATCCATCATTTATTTTTCCTGGAAAAGGAATGCTCAATGCCGATGGAAGATACAAGAACTATTCTCTAGAAATGTGGATGAAGATAAAGCCAAACACATTAGAGTCACGAAGAATTCTTGGACCACTATCAAATGATTATGGCGTTTATGTAAGAGAAGGATTTATATCCTTGGTTCTTGGCGATGAGATTGGATCTTATTCAGTTTCTCAATGGTATAGACCAATGCTTATGCAATTAGTTTTTAATCAGATTACCGCTTCATTGATTATCAATGGAGAAGAAGTTATAACCATAAACTATGATAGAAAGAATATTGATCTTCCAACAGATACTGATTGGTGGGGAGTATATTCATACTCAGATATAGAAATATTTGAGATTGACTGTATTTCAATATTCCCCTATATCATGCCAACACAGGTAGCAAAAAAGCATTTTGTTTGGGGACAAGGAGTTGAGTCTCTTCAATTCATTAATAACGAGTTTATGGGGACAGCGGCAGCAATAGATTTCTCAAATGCTAACTATACATCAAACGTTGTTTACCCAGACACCTTCAGGTGGGATGCTGGATACTTCAATAATATTAATGCTGGAACAACGTCAGTATCATTGCCAAATTACTCTTTACCAGTCATAAATATTGGAGGAAGAAAATTAAGTGACTGGTATTCAGCAAATAAAGAAGTAAATCTTTTAGAGTATCCAGCAGAAGATCATCCAAAATTCTTTACATTTAGGCCAAATATTGATGATGGTGCTTGGGTAACATCGGGTACAAACTGGAATGAAACATCATATTTGAATTTTCCAACATTAAATATTCTTACAGATCCATTAAGTGCAATATACGGAGTATTTGAAATAAATGAAGAAATCAACGAAACAAGACCATTAATACATTTTGTGAATGCCATAACTGGAACACGTTTAGAGATCAATGTAAATGGACTACATGTTGAGTATTCTTTTGATGGAAATGTTTTTTATACAGATCCAATATCTATTGATAGTCATTTTGTGGTGGGGCTAAATTTTGAGTGGGTTTCTACAGAATTTGGATACGAACTATTAGCATTCTTTGGATCTCCATCATCAATAGAAATGTATGTTGGTGGGGACGGTATTACAACATTTGAAGGAAAAATTTATAGAATAGGATTTTGTAATCAAATAAACTTTAATGAAGTTTCAAGTCATTTTAGATTTAATGGAATAACAAACATTGGAGATAATGGTCTTTTTGAAGAACACTTTGCAAGTTATACCCTTGTTGCAATGAAAAGGTATAACAGATTTTTTCTTGACATATCTGTTTCATCTCAGTGGGAAGAATATTACCCGCTATCTCGCTTTGCTAGTTATATAAGAAATAAAAATAATACCTCTTACTACGATCTAGATTTTATGCAAATAAATTTTGGTTATCCATCAATGATTGACTATATCGAAGAAATAATAGAAAATCTAGGATGGACATATTCAGAATTATTTAATGCTTATAATAATCCAGTAGCAAAGAGTTACGAAATTCTTGATGATCAGTTTATAACGGGGTATACAAATTATAATGATCTTAAAAATAATAACCAAGTAGACATTGTTTTGGATATGTCAAAGTCATCAATACAAGCGGATCTTACCTTCCAACTTTTGCAAGAAGGTGCAAACGAGCCTCTTAGTAGTTTCCCATATACAAAATCTTTAACGGATTCACTTGTAATTGATGCACAAGCAGAGAATACAAATGAAAGTCCGTACAAGGCATATTCTACAAAGTTTGAGTTCACCGACAATGTTGTTATTTATCCACCAAAGAATATAAATATTAATGACGTTGCTATGGTTATTCACTTTACCATAAATCAGGACGGTATACTTAGTGCTCCACTAAACATTAGAGATATGGAAATTACCTCTAGATCCCTTAATGAAAACACATTTAATCAGTTTGGAACAAAATTTGGTGTTCCACTGTATCCATATGTACTAGATGGATTCTATTACAACAACAAAGAAAAGAATCCAATGTTAATTTATAAAGGAAATACGCCCTATCTTTATATGACAGAAACCTCTGGAGTCAAGGTTCTTACTAAAGGATCTGGACAAAAACAATATGGTTTCTCTATGCCAGTAAACTCAAACAGAAAATCAAAGTTTTCAGTTGGTGCCATGCAATTATGGATGATGTATGATCTTCCAAACTTTCCAGAAACAAATATGCCAATATTTGAAATAGATTCATTAAACCAACAAATAGAATTTTGTATCTACCCAGACTATTCAGCACAAAGGGGGGTAATTTTTGCCAGAGATAAGATATCGAAGCAAGAAATTTATAATATATCCTACTATCAAAATGGTATTTATGTAAAAAATCCTATTGTAAAACTTAATGAATGGAATAGCATAGGCTTCTCCTTTAATGAAGGATTAAGTTTTGATAACTATCCAGGTCTAATAAACATGTTGGGCGGAATCACCTTTAATAATATTTCATATTACATGGTTGATGGATTAGGAAAATCAGAAAGCCTGGTTGCAAGACCTTGGCTTAATGTCCTTAGTGATTTGGACATAAGTCCAACGGATCTTACTTGGCAATACTGGTATGCCGATAATCCAGAGGGCACACAGTGGAAGAATGTTTATATTCTAAGTCAAGAAAGTGCCTATACCATCAGTCCAAAAGAAATCTATTCAAAGTATGTTGGCACAAACAGACAAGTTATAGATGATGATACTGGAATCGAAGTATCTGCAAATGCTTTTAGCATATTCTCTGACGCACTTTGGTCATCATATGCCGAAAAACCAGTGTAATCTGGTATACTTATAACCATGAGCAACGGTAATAAGCCAAAAATTGGTAAGTCTAAGGCAACTTTCATCCCTAAAATGTATGATTGGGGTCTATACTTTTGGAAACTACCAAATGGTCACCTTTTTCATGATGGCGAAGGAAATCTTTTGAATATTCCAGCAAATCGTGGGGATATTGCTAAAATGGCAGAACTCAAGGCAGCCGCTGCTCATTATGGTCAGCCAGATGGATCTCCTTGGTTCTACGCAGGTATTCAGAGAGCAACAGATGAAGAATACAGCGAGCAGGTTGACAGAATGAAGCAGGGACTCATTCCAACAATGAATGATCTTGGAGCAGTTGCAGCAGCCAAGAAGACTCTTGAACTTTATGGAGATGAAGGATAATGGAAGATTTTCAAAAGTATGTAGAAGCAAGAATGTCTGAATATAATAAGGAAGATGTTTTTGGTTCACTAGATCCATTTGCTAAGAGTTGGGAAGAGTTGCGCGACCTTAGAGGTGCTTCAACAAACTTTAAGAGAAAGACAAGCAGAGTTGAAAAGGCAAATACTACTGTAAATCAGGTTCCTCGTCAGGCAGATGGACAAATTGCAGAATCATACATTATTACATCATTGGCACAACCAGCAGGAAAGGGTGCTAGTTCAAAGAGAATTAATCCTGGTCAGGTATACCGTAATGGGTACGGAATCTTTGACGTAATCACACCACCATATAACCTTTATGAACTTTCTTCCTACTATGACACATCATTTGCTAACCATGCTGCTATTGATGCCAAGGTATCTAATACAGTTGGTCTTGGATACAACTTCCAAATGACTCCAACAACAGTAATGAAGTTGGATATGGTAGAAAATGAAAAGAACAAGGCAGCAGCCAAGAAAAGAATAGAAAGATTAAAGATTCAACTTACAGAATGGCTAGAGTCATGCAATGACGAAGATAGTTTTACAAAGACTATGGAAAAGGTGGTGACAGATCTTGAGGCTACTGGAAATGGCTATATTGAAATTGGCAGAACTGTTGCAGGAGATATCGGATACATTGGACACATACCATCAACAACGGTAAGAGTCCGTCGTATTCGTGACGGATATATTCAGATTATCGCTGGTACGATTGTATACTTCCGTAATTTTGGTGCTACTAATCCTAACCCCATTACTGATGATCCTCGTCCCAACGAGATTATTCATATCAAGGAATATTCACCACTTAACACCTTCTATGGTATTCCAGACATTATGGCAGCAATGACTTCACTTGTTGGAGATCAAATGGCTGCACAATATAACATTGATTACTTTGAGAATAAGGCTGTTCCACGATACATCGTTACCGTAAAGGGGGCGAAGTTGACCCCAGAGGCAGAGGATAAACTGTTTAGATTCTTGCAGACAGGACTCAAAGGTCAAAGTCATCGTACACTTTACATCCCGCTTCCTGGGGATAGCGAAGGAAGCAAGATTGAATTTGAGATGCATCCAATTGAGTCTGGTGTACAAGAGGCTTCATTTGAGAAGTATCGTCGCCAGAATCGTGATGACATTCTTATGGCCCATCAGGTTCCTCTATCAAAGTTGGGCGGCGTAGATGGTGCAGCCGTTGCAGCAGCAATGTCTCAAGATCGTACATTCAAAGAACAGGTTTCTCGTCCAGCACAGCAATACTTAGAAAAGATTATCAACAAGATTATTAAAGAAAAGACAGATGCAGTAGAGTTGAAGTTCAATGAACTTACACTTACTGATGAAGTTGCTCAATCTCAGATATTCGAAAGATACCTTAAGACAAAGGCCATGCTTCCCAATGAGGTCCGTGAAAAAATTGGCTTGGCTCAAATTGATGGTGGAGATGCACCATTAGAACTTACCGCTCGCCAAGCAACGGATGCTCGCGCAAATACAGCACAGAATCGCCAAAGAGATGCAGAAAGAGCCAACAATCAATCAGACGGTGCAGCGGCAATTTCTGGAAGAAATCCTAAAGGTGAGGGAAGTAAGACTCAATGATAACCTGTTCTATTGATGGTTGCGATAGAGAACGAGATACTAAAGGTTTTTGTGTAGGACATTACTCTAGATATAAAAGACATGGAAATGACTTTGATAGAAGCCCAAATTTTAATCAAAACTACAATCGTGGAGGAAATACTCATGGTGAGTGTGACTGGCCCAAATGTGATGTTATAGCAGAATATAAAAATTTATGTAGAAGACATTATAAATGGATAAAAAAGCATGATATAAATCTTGATTATATTATCAATGATTTAGAAAAAGGATGTGAATCATGTGGATCAACAGAAGATCTATGTATTGATCACGATCATTCAATATGCTCTGGAAAAGAAGTGTGCGAGAAGTGTTATAGGGGAATATTGTGTAGATCCTGTAATCTAATTGCTGGATATGCAAAAGAAAATATAGATACTTTATTCTGCGTAGCAGCGTATCTTGTATCAAAAAATAGTATGATAACAATTTAATAAAAGGTGTATAATGGGAAATAGTATGGATATAAATAAAGTTTCTTGGTCCACAGATAAGCAAAACATTAGACTATCAATGCCAATTGCAAAGGTAGATAAGGAACGTCGTATCGTTTCTGGTTTTGCAACACTAGACAATGTTGACAAGCAAGGCGATATTGTTCCAGCAGAAGCAAGCATCAAGGCTTTTGAAACTTTCCGTGGCAATCTTAGAGAAATGCATCAGCCAGTTGCTGTTGGCAAGGTTGTTTCATTCAAAGAAGATAAGTATTTTGATCAAGAATCAAAGAAGTTTTATAATGGCGTTTTCGTTTCTGCTTATGTAAGCAAGGGTGCTCAGGATACATGGGAAAAGGTCCTTGACGGCACCCTCACAGGATTTTCTATCGGTGGTAGTATTGATAAGGCCGATGATATTTATGATGAGAATCTAGATAAGCCCATTCGTGTAATCAAAGAATATCAACTTAATGAACTATCCTTGGTTGACAATCCTGCAAACCAGTTTGCTAATGTTGTTAGCATTGAAAAAGGCGTAGCAACTGGATATCTTACCAAGGCAGTAATTGAAAATATCTTTTGGTGTAATTCTGATGACATTGTTCGTCTTTCAGGAGACAATTCTTCTGCTTGCCCCCAATGCGATAAGTCAATGTATAATATTGGTTTTGTTGAAAACAATGACATAGATAAGGCAAATGTTATTAAGTCAATTCTTCTTGAAACAAAGAGAAAAGAGTTATCAAAGTCAGTAAATGAGAACGCTTATGTCAAGTGTGATAACTTTTACGGCAAGGTAATTCAAATGATCGAAAAGGGATCAGCAAGAATTTCTAACGACGAAATGGCTCTTTTTGCAAAAGAAAATGACCCTATTGCCGTTATTCGTGTATATTCACAAAAAGAAGGTACAATTGTACCAACGAGTCGTCGTGTTATTAAGAATGTTTCTTCATTAGAAACAATTAACACGATAAATAAATCGCAGGTAAAGGAGGTAAGCAAAATGGAAGACACAAATATTGAACCCACCTCTGTAGATGAGGTTGCCAAGTCAGACGTTATTGTTGTTGATGAATTCGATACAGATGTAACAAAGGCTGTAAATATGAATCAAGAGCAAATGAATCCTGAACCACAAACTGCATTCGCTGTTAAGGAAAATGCAGAGACAGAAATGGATGATGCAGGAGACAATCTAGCAACAGAGGCCGATCCAAAAGCCGATGCCGCTGAAGATGCAGCAGAAGGCGAAATGGATGATCCAAATATGAAGGCAATGGGGCCAGGAGGAAAGGGTTATGACGCAGAACTTCATGCCACAAAGTCAATTCTTTCAGATGTTACTGTTGCCATTTCTAGCCTTGCCGAAACAATGAAGTCCATTAACGCTAAGATTGAGGACCTTAGCAAGGAAGTTACTGGAGTTCGTGGCGAGGTAAAGGAAGTAAAGGATAACTATGATAATTTTGGTAAGCGTGTAGACGCAGTAGAAAAGGATACCGCTTTCCGCAAGTCTGGCGATCTTGGCGAGATCGTGCAGGAAAATCCAGTAATTATGGAAAAATCCCTATGGGACGGTCGTTTCCTCACAAATGCCGACCTATTTAAATAATTAAACATACACAGGAGGTGAAAGTCAATGTCACAAGATATTTTAAAGAATCAGCCTGGTCAGAGCGGAGAGTACGGAGGAACAGCCCCTGGGTTGTACCAAGGTCAAGGTTCCGTTGCATCAGGTGGTATCGGTACAGTTACCGATCCCGCAGCAGGTATTTTGGGAAACATCCCAAATGCTAATTACGGAGATGATACTCCAATCAGTATCAATCCCGTAGGTGCTCCAGGTGGTATTCTAAACCCAGAACAGAGCCGTCGTTTTATCGACTACGTTTGGGATGGCACAGTTCTCGCACAAGACGGTCGCAAGGTAACAATGCGTGCAAACACGATTGAACTTGAGAAGGTCAATGTAGGAGAGCGTGTAATCCGTGCCGCTGCTCAGGCAGATGGTGCTTACACAAACGCTGGTGCAACCTTTACCAAGGTTGATCTTACAACCAAGAAGATTCGTCTAGATTGGGAAGTTTCAACTGAGGCATTGGAAGATAACATCGAAGGTAGTGCAGTAGAGGATCATCTAGTTCGTTTAATGACAAGTGCATTTGCAAACGACCTTGAGGATCTCGCCATCAATGGCGATGGTGGAGCCGATCCATTCCTAGGAATCATGAACGGTTTCGTCAATCAAACTACAGGTGGTGACTCACATGAGGCCATTGTCACTGTTACAAACAACCAGTGGACCCCAGAAGTTCTTCAGTCAATCATCAATGCACTTCCTCGCCGTTACCGTGCAGTCCGTAGCGGTTTGAAGTTCTATGCAGGCACAGATACCTTTGCTGGTATCGTTGCAAGCAACGGAACTCTTGCCGATTCAGTCTACACATTCGGTGCTCGTGATACATATCTGTCAGGTGCAGATCAGGCAATCGGTAATGCTCGCATTACTCGCGCCCTTGGTCTTCCCGTCATGGAAGTTCCTTACTTCCCAGCAGATTATGTAGAACTCACATTCCCACAGAACCGCGTATGGGGCTTCCAGCGCGATATCTCTGTAAATCGTGAGTACCGTCCAAAGAAGGACACCATCGAATACACAGTATTCGTTCGTTTTGGTATCGCTTGGGAAGAATTGGATGCAATTGCTTACGCAGATGCAGCCTCTGATGCCTGATTAGATAACTGAAATATACGGCGGGGAGGCAGCCTAAAAACTGCCTCCCTTAAGTATATTCTGATATAATTGAGAAGGAGGTACTAACATGTCAGAAAATCTAACTGAGTTGACAGTTAAGGAATTGAAGGAATATGCTGATACAAACAGCATTGACCTTGAGGAAGCAAAGACAAAGGCAGACATAGTTGCAAAGATCAGTGGAGTTACTTCATCAATTACTGAGGTAAAGCCAGAAGAAAATAGCGATCAGATCGTTATTACTGGTCCAGATCAAGCACCAAAGGCTCCAGCCGTATCTAACCTTAATTCTGAAAAAGACGGAATTATTGGATCAAAGGTTGCCGACAAGCCTGTTGCCAAGGTCAAGCACAAGGAAGAAGCAGTAGAGAAGGTTGCTATTTGGTCACCCAAGAATTCTTATTGGGAAGGTATAGGAAAGGTAAAGGCTGGCTACAATATTGTCACCAAGGAGGCTTCCGCTAAGTGGCTTACTCGTAAGGGTGTTAGACTAGCAACACCACAAGAGATGGCTACCTTTTACGGGAAAGAATAATGGAGATTGCTAGATTAGAGCCATTCCCACTTGTAATAACATATTCTGATCTGGAAAATGATTCAGAGTACAATGTTGTAATTTCTGATGATCATAGTAATGTTCTTGAAAATATTACAGCAACAAGTAATGGGAGTGGCAATCTAGCAGTCACATTAACAGACTATTTTTCAAAATATGATGACGAATACATGGTTCAAATTTTTGATGCCGATGATGTTCTTGTCGTACTAGATACGCTTACAATTATGCGTCCATATGTTATTCCTAGTTCTCTTGCTACAACAGAAGAAGAATTAATAAGCATTACAGACTATGAAATGATTGCCCGTGCGATTATTAACTCTATTACTGGTGGATTTAAGTATACCCTTGAAAGAATTGAGGCAGTTGGACTTGGAACAGATTATTTATCACTTCCATATCGCCTAAACAAAATTTTGCAGGTATATGAAAATAACGTTTTAGTATATGACTCAGAAGATCCAGAGTTTGTCAATGTAAGAGAATATTATATTACCCCAGACAAGGCAACCATTAGTGTTGTTTATCAGGGGGCATGGGATAGAAGACAAGGAAACTCTGTAGACACAGAACTTGCTGCATCAGACTCATTTACACTTCACAATACCAATGACTCTCCCAACATCATTCAGGCAAGAACTGGCGTGCCAGCATTTCCAAATGGATGGGATTATACAGTTAATGTTGAAGCAGGATGGCCTATTATTCCGCTTGATATAAAGCAAGCAACAACTCTCATCATTAATGATATTAAGTGCAATAACTTGCCATATGTCAACCAATATATTTCAGAATACAAGAGCGATCAGTTTAATATCAAGTTTAGCGAGTTGGCATTTAAAGATACTGGAAACAGAATTGCTGACAGAATTCTATCCGCTTATGTTAGACCAATTTATCGTCTTGGAGTGTTGTAATGCAACTGAGTCCATGTTATAGTTTGTTTTTTCCAATGCATGTTGATATTTATTATGCAGTAGAAGAACAAGACGCCTATGGGAAAATGACTAAAAAGTGGTTGCTTGATAGGACAGAACATTGCTCAATCTTTTCCATAAGTGATAAGGCTAATGACGAAAACTTTACTTTTGATTCTACTAGAAGAGTCGGAACAGAATTCTTCAAATTAGAGACAATGCTTTATGGGAGAACTCAAACTGACATTAGAAAGGCTTCAGACGGGGTATACCATCCAGTTTCTCACATATTAGTTAAGAATATTCGTGGATTAGAAACAGATCCTTCATTCTTTATTGAAACAGTTGGTGGATATGTAGGACAACCAACTATCTATGAAATAAAAGCAAATCAGCCATATGTTGGTCCATTTAACAATATTGAATATTACAAAGTTCAATTAGAAAGATCAGATATTCAAGGGGAGTTGCCAACATGCTAGCAGTAAAGGTTGATGCAATAAATCTGGGGAATATATTAAAGAATAGCGTTAATTATTCTAATGGCTTCATTGAAGGAGTAGAGTTAGAAAAAATTGAGTTTAACAGAATTTTGGGTGGGTATACTGTAGAGGCTTTAGGAAAGTATATTGATGCAAAAGCAAGAATGAACCCTAATGCCCTTCATCACGTTTATGAATGGGATTGTGTGGGACAGTCAAACTCAAGATTATTTAACTTTAGCGTAAATGCAACTCAGTCTAATATATCAATTACTGGGAAATTCCTTCCATCTAAAACAATGAGTTCAACATCTATGCAGACTTTTCCAGACAAGGCAAATGTCATGGAAAATTCAATTGCCATAACTATTAAGCCAAAAAGATCAGATGTTCTAGTATTTGAGGCTGATGGAGAAACAGTGTTTACAAGAAATTCTATTTATATAGAACATCCTGGTGGAGATGAAGTTGCTGGAAGTTTTGGCAATACGGTTGATGATTTTTTCAACAACTACTTTACAAATTCTTTACTTAGACCCTTTATTGAAAAACTTTCTACTGCAAAAGAATTTTCTGAAAACTTTGCCCAGGGAACTAAGTCTGGCAAATCTGTAGGGGTAAAAGCAGGAAGAAAATATTTTGATATCTCTGGAGTTGTTATAGAATGAGTCTTTCAGATCTTACCCTTCCAGTATTGACTGTAAATGGATACCTTTGGGATACCATGAAGCAACTTGAGCCAACTTTCAATACCACATATGGATCTACCGTTCCATTTTTCCCACTAAGCGATTCTGCAAGCGGATCTGGATGGGAAAACAAGGCTTATGTAATCTATGACAGAATAATGAGAACAACCTCTAGCCCATTTTACCCAATAAAGAAAGATCATATAATTTACAATATCAAGGCAAATGATATTGAATCCTTGCAATGGGGATTGGCCGTTCAGTATATTCTTGATAGATGTGATGATGCCGCACAGGATATAAACGAATGGAATAGAAATAGAGATACCCAATATAATGTATATTTTCATAATTTGAGGGTATATCAAGAAGATTCTTCAATCAACAGAAACTTCAGCACAAGACCATTCTATATTACTCAATTCATTGTTGAGGCAGAATATCATTTTACAGACTCAATAGAGTCTATTTTGTCATAAAAATGCTATATAATTGTAATGAGGAAACACCGCCAATCTAATTAAA